ATAGACAGAAAAAGAGCTACCGGTCAAAAATAAATGGCTTTGTTGAGTCGTCTTACAGGCTCGTTTGATAGTGTGCGGTGCGCGTGAGCGTTTGACATGGAGGATTGGAGCGTTGAGTGTGGTGCGTGGTGTCCTCGCTCGCCTCTAAAAGCACCGCGCCAAATTATCCGCGCTCCAGTAGTGCGCCTCGCATTATGCGTTGCATGTATCCTTGACACTTACTATCAATACAATATAGAATAGAGGAGCGTGGAGCGTGTGGTGTTGGAGAATTAAAAGCACCACACGCCACACGAGGCGTGGAGCGTGGGAGAAAAAGAAAAAAAGGGACGGGGGTACACATCACAACCCACCCCCTTTTCTCCCAGAATATCAATGGGTACCCGACCCGCTGAATATGTAAAAATCGTGATGGACATTATTCATTTATAATTTTTGTTTTTTATTTTCTAAAAATTTTTTTTAGAAAATTATGAGACGGAGATTTAAGAGAAGTAATTTATGGAAAATATTACACAGGAGGAGATTAACGAGTTCAACGACGCGCTCACCAAGCTCCAAGAAGAAAGTAGGTTCCAAATAGGTTCCGAAGTCTTTATAGACAAGGGTCTTATTATGTCTAAGGTGGTTCTCATACCAAAGACGGAAGCAAAAGTAGTAGACAAAAAGCCTGTAATTAAACCCGACGACGCAGAGGGTGTTGTCGCAGACAAAAAGGATGCAAAAAAAGATACCGCTACAGCAAAAGCGTAAAGTCGGCGATCCGCGTGAGATTGGCGGCTTTTCTTTAGCTACGGAAAAACCTAAGAAAAATTTCCCGGCAAAAAGAATTAAGGGTAGTAAGCAGAAAACTAAAATCTTACCCTCACACCGCCAAATCTTCAAACATTACGAGGAGAATGGTTTTCGTAATCTTAGCAAGGCTATCCGCAAAACGCGTGCGTTTTCGGAGTCCACAGCGCAACACGTTAGTACGATTACTAAGAGTAAATCTTGGCAAGCGTTAATGGATGAAAAGATGCCGGAGGAGCATTTGGCGACACGTCACAAGGAACTGTTAGATAAGCGTGACACTAAGACGGAAGTTGATGAATTTGGGGTGGAAACCACTGTTGATCAAGGACCGAATGTGGTCGCGGTTAAAGCTGGGTTAGAGATGGCGTACCGATTACGGGGTTCATACAAGGAGAAAGAGGCCGAAGCTCCTAGTACTGTTATGTACAACCTCTTTTATAAGCCAGAGGTCCGAGACCAAATGAAGCAGTTTGAGGAGGGCATTAAACAATCATTGGTAAATGAAATTGCTAGAAAAAATCAAAAAGAAATTGAGGACGAAGAACAGCGAATCATTGACACCGAGTACACCGACAGTGGAGACGAGGATACACGGCAGTAGTATCGCTGAACCTCTGGGGGATGGTAAGGGTGTCTTTTTGTCCGATATGGATGAGGAGGAGCGAGATGATTACATTAAGTCCGTGGACCACGGATGGGGTAAGTTTTATCAGAAAATAAGGAATATAGGAAAATGAATCCAACAGCAAATAGACTGCTTGTCCGTGTAATACCGGAAGTAGTGAAGAAGTTAAAGAAAGGTGAAGCGGCACCACCAGCTAGTGGGGTGCTAAAGGCGGAAGTTTTAAAACTCGGTCCGGAAGTTAAAGTAAAGAGTGGTATTTATGTCGGCATGACTGTCGTATTCGCACCATATGGCGTGGACGAAGTAATAGTTGATGGTGAGAAGTTGTTATTGGTTACGGAGGACTTAATAATCGCAATATATGTCAAAGAAAAAGAACCTAATACAGCGTCTAAAAGATAGGTATGATGATGCGGAGGCTAGTAGATTACTACAGGAGGAATTGGCACGACCTTTTAACGAGCGTATGGAAGCGATTTTTACAGCTCCTAGATATTGTACTACTGATTTTTGGTGCAATATTTGTAAACGTGATTGCTCTGGTACTGGTTATCGGCAAGTCTGTACTGTCCGTCATACGCTTCCGACAGCATGGTTTGTCGGGTATTGCCCGCTCGGACACAAAATGTTGCGACGAATCACGGACAAAGATACCGACCCGTTCTACGACTTCTCGGAAATGATACAGCGTCAAAGGTACGAGTTACAAGATGCGTTCTTAACTCCGGACGATCCGCGGTTTAGGGTGCTGTATCCAAAGCAATATAAGGAATTAATGAAGAAAAAAGATGAAGATAACAATGGAAAAAGTAAAAGTAACAACAAGGACAACAACGCCGGAACTTAAACTAGAATGGCCAAAACTCCTCAAATAAAACCCGACGATTTATCCATCTTAGCGTGGATATTTGAGAATCAAGTAGTCTCTGAAAAAGGTGAGATGCTTGATTTTTCTGACCGCCTATTTTTGATAGATATTCTGACTGATTGGAGTGACCAGATAGTGATTAAGAAGTGTGCGCAGATTGGAGGTTCTGTTACTTTCAACCTCAAAGCGCTATTCGCTATTATCAAGTTCGGCTGGAACATTATGTACACCTTTCCAACCGATTCTGATGTTAGTGAGTTCGTTAGTTCAAAGACCAACAAGATATTGGCCGCGAACCCGCAAGTATTCAAGGGAATAAACACTGACAACATTGAGCGTAAGGAGTTCAACTCTAGGTTCATGTTCTTCAAAGGTACTGTATCTAAGACCGCGGCTATTATGACCACGGCCGATTTGTTGATACACGACGAGGCCTCACGTTCCGACCAGTCTGTGATAGACACAATGAAATCTCGTATTAAGGCGTCCGAGTTTAAGGGTAGGTGGTTATTCTCTAACCCTACAACTGAAAAGGATGCGATTGATATTAACTGGCACAAGTCAGATAAAAAGGAATGGACTATTACCCACAATGGTACTAAGAAAAGTCCGGGGTGTGGCAAGGAACAAATAATGTCATGGCCATTGAGTGTGAATATGGAGAAAAAGCAATTCCAATGTATATATCCGGAATGTGGTGGATTGGTGACAAAGGCTGATAGGCGTGTGGGTAGGTGGGTAGCGCAACAGCCGGATAAGAAAATATCTGGATACCACATATCGCTACTCATGGCGCCGTGGGTATCTGCCGAGGAAATCATCTCTGACAGTGAGGGCGATCAAGAGTATTTTTATAACTTCGTATTAGGAGAGCCATATACTCCGGGGGGAATTAAGGTCACACGTGAGACCATATTGGACAACTGGACGCCTAAGAATCTTGAAACTGGGGATTGGTATTTAGGTGTTGATGTCGGTAATATCAAACATTATGTACTGGGGAGTTTATTGGGACCGACTAAAATAGGGCGTTTTTCACAGTGGTCAGATTTGGATGAAATGATGAAACACTACAAGCCTAAACTGGTTATTGACGCCATGCCGGATAATACTATGAGTAAATATTATGTGGAAAACTACCGCGACGCGCTGATGTCGTTCTTCCAACAGAATAAAAATAACCCTAAAACCATTGTATGGTGGGGTGAGAATGATAGGTCTGGTATAGTGTATAGTAACCGGAATAGGATTCTGGATCAGCTGATAGATGAGATATTAAACGCTAGAATATTGTTTGGTTTAAGTTCTGATTCGGAAATTAAGAACTATTTAAAGCACTGGGAGACATTACGTCGTATCAAGGTGGTGGACAATATGGGTATTGAAAGCTACGAATGGGACAGTACTACCGGTGAGGACCATTATGTATTTGCAACTCTTTATTATTATTTGGCGACACTTGGAGGCTACGGCATTGGGAAGTATATGCCGGAAGCTTTACGCGGAACTGACTCAAAAGTTTTAATTGGCAACGATAATGTGATGGGCGACCTCGGGGAAATTCTTGCACAGAACAATGATTGGCCGCATCCGGACTTATAAACAGCATGCAGTTGCACATTACTTTTAAATGTGTGCTATTATTAAGGACATGAAGATATCAGAACTAAACGACAAACAGCTCTGTAAACTGATTGACAACAGATACAAATCATCTGAAACTGTTTGGGATACGATTGAAAAAACTTACAATACTAACTTAAAAATTTATCAAAATGAGCCGGACTATCTCGCTAAGTTGCCGGTCAAGAAATCTAAGGTCCGGGCTAACCGGATTTTTGTGAATATGGAGACTGTCATAAACAGTCTTATTTCCAATCCTCCTAAACCTCTTATTCTAGCTGGCCGTGATACGCCGGAGGCTAAAGCGCTTTCTATAAGACAGGAAAAGTTTTTTCAGAATAAGTATGACGAGAGAAACGTCAAAGAGACAATTCGTAAAGGACTTCGTAATCTGTACTTTGGACGCTTGATGGTATTAAAGCCATTTTGGAATGCGAAGCTAAACGATTTTGATGTTCGGGCGATTCCTCCAAAAAATGTTCGGTTTGCCAAGACAGCAACGTGTGAGGAAGAATCAGATTTTGCTATTGAGGATATTACAGATAATCTTGCCGCAGTTATAAAAAGGTTTCCAAAAAAGAAAGCTGATATTTTAAAGAAAGCCGGACTGAAAGAGGAGGCAGATATTTTAATTCAGAACCCAGAAATAAAATACCAAGAGGCTTGGATTTCTGACTATGTGATTTTTAAATACGAAAATATTATTTTGAAAAAAATCCGGAACCCATATTTTGATTGGGATGGAGTGTTGATTACGCCGGAAGAAAATATGGTGTTACAATCTAATGAGACAACGAACATAGAGCGCCGAAACATTTTGAGTTCCGCCAAAGCAGAACAGGAGGTAAGGAGGATGCCACAACAGGAGGGATTAGAAAATCCTATTATATACTCCGCGTATATGTTTAACCACTTCAACCATCCGCGTAAGCCGTACATCATTTCTA